CTAGACAAAACATCTTTGCGCGCACGCGCGAGGAAAAAAGCCTGTTTTTGGACTAATTATCAGACAATTCGGCGGGATTTTCGAGCAGAGGAGGTGATGGCCGCATGGCGGCGAAGACGAAGCAGCAGATCCGGGAGTCGCTCATGCAGCAGCTCATATCCAAAGGCGCGGATGTAGCCCACTTCGAGGCGCTCATCGACGACTATGTCGAATATTTCGGCCTGGTCAAGAAGATGAAAGCGGACATCAGGAAGAACGGCCTGAGCTATACGGCCATGTCGGCGGCGGGCAAGGAGTACCAGAAGGACAACCCCTCGGTAAAATTGCTCCCGCAGTACACGCGCTCCATGCTCCTCATCCTGGAAAAGCTGGGACTGACGACGGACAAGGTGGCAGAGGAAGACGATGAGCTGTGATATCAGACAGATCCCGGAGATCTGGGGCTGGATCCGGATCGTGAAGGAGGGCGAGTACGCGACATGCAAAGACCAGAAGCTCCTCGTCGACAGGGTAGTGCTCCCGGCCTTCGAGGAGGAAGACATCCATGTCGACATGGACCAGCTGGCCAAATACATGCATCTCTGTGAGACCTATATACCCTTCGAGCTCTTCCCCTGGCAGAAGTTTGTCATCGCCCTGCACGACTGCACATACAAAGCGGACGGCACGCCCAGGTGGCCGGATCTGTTCTGTATGCTCGGCAGAGGGGCAGGGAAAGACGGGACGATCGCCGTGGAGTCGTTCTGCCTGACGTCTCCATACAACGGGATCCGCGAGTACGACGTGGACATCTGTGCCAACAACGAGGAGCAGGCCGTGAGGCCGGTGCAGGACCTGACGGGATTTTTCGAAGCCCCGAAGAACCTGCGCAAGATAAAAAAGTTCTACGGATGGACCAAGGAAAAGATCACCTGCACAAAGACCGGCTCGATCATTAAGGGCCGGACGAATTCGCCAAAAGGCAAGGACGGCCTCCGCTCCGGAATCGTGGTCTTTAATGAGATCCACCAGTACGAAAACTACGACAACATCAACGTATTCACCACGGGCCTGGGCAAGAAGCAGCACCCGCGCCGCTCCTACTACACGACCAATGGAGAGGTGAGGGACGGTCCATTGGACGACATTCTCCGGGATTCTGAAGACATCCTAAACGGAGCGACGCCTGACAACGGCACACTGCCTTTTATCTGCAGGCTGGATGATCCGGCAGAGGTCGACGACCCGGAAAACTGGCCAAAAGCAAACCCATCACTGCCCTACCTGCCCAACCTCATGCAGGAGACGGAAAAGGAATACAGGGAGTGGAAAAAGAACCCGGACAGGCTCCCGGCATTTATGAGCAAGCGTATGAACATGCCGGCGAAAGCCAAAGAGACGGCGGTGGCCCTCTGGGAGCACATCGCATCGACCAGGAAGGAAATGCCGGATCTGACCGGATGGGAATGCACCTGCGGGATTGACTACTCCAAGACCAACGACTGGATGGCTGTAAACCTGCATTTCAAGCAGGGGGACACCCGCTACGACATCAATAAGGCGTGGATCTGCAGCGAGTCCAGGGACATCCCGAGGCTTAAATGCCCGTGGAGGGAGTGGACCAAGACCGACTACCTGGAATACGTGGACGACATCGAGATCCACCCGGCCACGATCGCGGAATACATCCAGGAGATGGGCCGGAAATACAAGATCAAGAGCGTGGCCGTGGATACATACCGCTATGCCCTGGTAGCTGACGCACTGGCAAAGATAGGTTTCCGCAGGGAGAACAAGAACATCGTCATCGTCAAGCAGTACGACATCATCCGGGTCCAGCCGATCATAGACAGGTGCTTTATAAACGAGTATTTCGTCTGGGGCGACAATCCTGTCCTGCGATGGGCGACCAATAACACCAAGGTGATCCCGTACGGGCGCAAAGAGGGAGCCGACAAGGGCTCGTTTGTATACGCCAAGATCGAGGGCAAGTCCAGGAAAACAGACCCCTTCATGGCACTCGTGCACAGCATGGTGCAGGAGGGAGAGTTAAAGGACCGGCAGAAACTCCGCAAGGTGCCGGTGATCAGAATTTAATGGGGAGGAGGAGGCCGTGGGATGGCTGAATGATTTTTTAGACAAACTGTTCCCGGTTAGGGAAACATACGGCCCGCAGGGCGACACGGTGACGGTCGACATCCCCGCGGAGCTCTACTACAAGGAGCTGGCGCTGTACACGGGCGCGAACCTGATCGCCAACGCGATCAGCCGCTCGGAGATCCGGACATACATCAAGGGAGAACCTGCGAGGGCAAGGGATTATTACCTACTCAATGTCTCGCCAAACGTCAACGAGACAGCCTCGGTATTCTGGCACAGGGTGATCAACAAGGTGATCCGCAGAGGCTCGGCCCTCGTGATCGAGAACAAGGACCAGCTCTACTGCGCGGATTCTTATGTGAGGGAGATCGAGAGGCCGATCGCCGGGGATGTGTTCAGCGGCGTGCAGGTCGGGAATTTCACATTCAACAAGAAATTCCGCTGTGCAGACGTCTTCCTGTTCCGCCTGGACGATCTCAACGTCCGCAGGCTGGTCGACGGGATGTACGAGGACTACGGCAAGGTGATCAGCACGGCAGTCGCCGCCCTGAAGCGTTCGAACGGCCAGAAGTACAAGCTCCACATCGAGGGTGTCAAGGCCGGAGATGATGATTTTAATACCGAGTTTACCGAGTACATCTCGAAGCAGCTCAAGGAATACATGCAGGCGGACGCCGCTGTCTACCCGGAGTTTGACGGCTATAAGCTGGAGGGCGACCCGATCTACGGAACGGGCACGCGGTCCGCGGAGGATTTCCTCAAGCTCCGCAAAGACCTATTTGAGACTGTGGCCGGAGCCCTGCACATACCGCAGAGCATGATGACGGGGAACATCACCAACATCAACGACGTTGTGGGCGCTTTTCTGACGTTCGGGGCTGACCCGTATGCGGACATGATCACAGAAGCGCTCAATAAGCGCGCCGGCTTTGAAAATTATGCGGCCGGGAACCGGTACGAGGTGGACACCAGGAGGATCATGCACCGCGACATCTTCCAGAGCGCGGCTGCCATCTCCACCCTGATCGGCTCCGGCACGTACAGCATAGACGAAGTGAGGGAACAGCTGGGAGAGGCTCCGCTGGGAGAGTGGTGGAGCGAGAAGCATTTCATCACCAAAAACTATGAGGAAATCGAGAAATTCCTGACAGAGCAGGGACAGGAAGGAGGTGAAAAGAGTGAAGAAAAAAGTGTATTACCAGCTGGAAGTGAATGAGGAGACCCGCACGGCCGACATTAACATCTACGGCATGATCACCAGTGCCGCAGAGGTATATAAAGCCTGGGGCATCGACGAGGGGGAAGTCTCCGCGCGCGGCCTCAAGCAGGTCATCGACAGCCTGGACGTGGATGTCATCAACGTCTACATCAACAGCTACGGCGGGGAGGTATCCGAGGCACTCGCGATCTACAGCGCGCTCAGCCGTCACAAGGCCGCGGTGCACACATTCTGCGACGGCTTCGCATGCTCAGCGGCGACCATCATTTTCTGCGCAGGCGAAGAGCGCACCATGGGCAGGCTGGCCCTCATGATGATCCACAACTGCATGAGCTACATCGGCTACGCCAACAGCGAGGAGCTACGCAAGGCGGCAGAGGACAACGACAAGATCAACCAGTCCTCTATCGAGGCGTACAAGCGCGTCACAGCCGGCAGGCTCTCCGAGGACCAGATCAAGGAAATGATGTCTGCAGAGACATGGATGTCTGCAGAGGAGTGCTTCGAATACGGGTTCGCGACTGCGATCGCAGACGAGGACGACGAGGATGATGACGAAGTCGTGCAGTCCGCATTCGTCTCGATCAGAGGCGCCATCCTGCAGGCACACAGAGAGGCGTCTGCGGTTCCTGCCGCACTTACCTCCGCGCTGGATGATATCCGGGAACAGCTGCAGATGATCCGGCAGGCACAGGCCGCAGGAGCGCCCGGCCCGGCAGAGGGGGACCCGGAAGACGTCCCGGCAGAGGGCGCAGGCTCCGAACCCCCGCAGGCTGTAAACAAGGCAAAGAGATTTTTCGGCATTCTGGCCGGAAACTAAGAAGAGCAAGCGATCACAGAAAGGAGATCACAAAATGCTGAGACCTAATTCTATGTACACAGAAGCGACCGCGGCACTCATGGCAGTGCTCAATGCGGAAAATCCCACCCAGGAGGAAGTACAGGGCGCTTTCGAGCAGTTCTGCGGATCCATCGCGGCATCCGTACAGGCGGACTACGAAAGCGCACACGGCGACCGCGAAGTGCTCGCCCGCCGCGGCTTCCGCCAGCTGACAAGCGAGGAGACCCGCTACTACCAGGGCGTCATCGAAGCGGGCAAGAGCAAGAACCCCGTACAGACCTATGCCGGCCTCCTGGAAGACAAGACCATGCCGACCACCATCATCGAGGACGTTTACAGAGATCTGCAGCAGGAGCACCCTCTCCTGGCAGAGATCAACTTTGTCAGCGTCCAGTACCTGACCAGATGGATCCTCAACGACCACACCGTCCAGACTGCGGCATGGGGCGAGATCAACAGCGAGATCACCAAGAAGATCATCTCTGCCTTCCGCGTCGTTGAGGTCGCACAGTGCAAGCTGTCCGCCTTCACGGTCATCGAGAAGGATATGCTCGACCTCGGCCCGCAGTTCCTGGACAACTACATCCGCACATTCCTCAAAGAGGCACTTGCTACAGCCATCGAGAACTCGATCGCGACCGGCTCCGGCCACAACATGCCCATCGGCATGGACCGCGATGTCCACAAGGGCGTTTCTATCGACTCTGCAGCCGGCTACCCTCGCAAGACCGCAATCAAGGTTAAGTCCTTCATGCCTGAGGAGTACGGCCCCATCCTCGCCAACCTGGCAGAGACAGAGGTCTGGTACACCAACGACTCCACAGGAGCCATCACTCCCAAGGAGACAGCGGCAGACAAGAATGGCAACGCCAAGGCGGGCTACTCCAAGCACGGCGGCGCATCCAGGACCTTCGACGAGGCCCTCATGATCGTCAACCAGAAGGAGTATCTCTGCAAGGTCATGCCCGCGACCACAGTCCTGTCCGGAGCCGGAGAGTACAAAAACAACCTCTTCCCCTTCCCCACCAAGGTCTGCAGAGTGCCCGGCATCGCAAACGGCGAGGCCATCCTGTGCCTGCCTAAAGAATATTTCTTCGCGCTCGGCTCCTCCAAGGAGGGCACACTGGAATTCTCCGACGAGTACCGTTTCCTCGAGGACCAGAGGACATTCAAGATCAAGATGCATGGAAACGGCCTCCCCTGGGATGACACCGTAGCCGTCCTGCTCGACATCAGCGAGCTGGATCCCGCATACATCACCGTCCTGAACAAGACAGCGGAATAATGCGGGCGCAGAGGGAGGGCGTAAATGCTGACGATTAAAGGGATCACGCCGGGCCAGCTGGCCGACGTTAAGCGCTACGTGAATATCACATGGTCAGACGACGACACCGACCTCAGAGTGATGCAGATCATGGTGGACGCAGAGGCGGAGCTGAACCACCTGCTCGGCGCGGAGATCGACTACTTCGCGCCGGGCGCAGAGCGCCGGCTGTACCTTGACTACTGCCTGTACGCATGGAACAAAAGCCTCGACGAATTCGAGGAGGCATACAGGAGAGACATCCTCCGGGTCCGCCACAAGTACGAGGTGGCCCGTTTCAGGGAGAAAGAGAGAGGCTCATGAAGCAGTTCCGGCCGAGAATGGACACGTACAACAGCGGGGTCCTCTATGTGTGCAGGCCTATATCCGGAAAATCCAGCTTCTCAGCGAAAAAGAACACCGTAACATCTGCGGATCTGGAACGGATCGAGAAACTGGACTACGAGGAGAAGGCCAAACGCCTGGAAGATATGGATTTCGCGCAGCGTGATGACCGCACACTATCGCTCAAGGTCCGGACCAGATACCTGAGCAAGTGCGCAGATACGAGTTACCAGGTGCTGATCGGCGACAGGCTTTACGGGATCATCAAGATCGACCCCGACAAGGCTGCGGGCGAGATGTACCTGTACCTGGAAGAGATCAGGAGATTGAAGTAAATGAGCGATGCAAAAAAGAGCACCCTGGACTGCATTAGAGAGGTACTCGAGACCCTCGCGGAAAAGGATGGAATGGCAGGGGGCGTCCATTACGGAATGATGGAAAAGACCGACCTGGATGTCTGGAATTATTTTGTTTTCAATCGCCAGAAAACAACAAAGGACAGAGTGAAGCACCGGGATCTGCAGACATATTACGAGATCCACATCATCCACGAGGACTACATCCCGGAGGGGTATGTCGACGAGGTGATCGCCGCTCTGGAGGACACAGAGGCCGTCGGCGTAAAGCTCCGCATGACGGACCAGGACATCCAGTACGACTATGTCCGGAAGGGAAAGACGGAGATGGTGGTCGAGATCGCGACAATAGCGGTATTCCGGCCGGAAAAGAGGTGCTGATATGGCGGAATGGTTCTCTCTGGAGGCGGGAGCGCTCGACGACCTGGCCACAACCATGGAGCAGTACGGAGCTGGAGCGGGCCAGATCGTGGACGACGTCCTGCATGGCCAGGGCGCCCAGCTGATCAAGGACCGCATCGCTCCGCTGATCCCGAGCTCGGGGCGCAACTGGAAGGGAAAAGGCAGGCCTGCATCTGCGGCCATGCCGGCATCATTCAGACAGGACAACGAACCGCAGGCGGTAACAGTCGCGGCGCGGGGGAAATACCACTATCTGTATTTTCCAGATGACGGATCTAACACGGTACGCCACGCAGGAAACCTGCAGTTTATGAGGCGGGGCGCAGAGGACGCGTCCGCCGAGATCATCGACCTCTGCATCGGGAGATTGACAGAGAATTTTTAAGGAGGACAAAAATGCCTAAAACATCTGCAGATGTGTATAGCATGTTCGAATGCGACCAGCTGGCCATCAAGGTCGACGGGGACACCGAATACACAAGAGACGACTGCATCGGTAAGATCACGATCGAGAGAGAGACCAAGACCGTGACCAAGAAATGCCGCGGAGTCACCAAGAAAAGAAAGACCAAGCCTACAGGCAACGGCACCATCACAGTGAGCCTGCACATCAAGCTCGCGCTCTATCGTAAGATCAACGCGATGACAAACAAGGGCCTGCAGCCCGGTGTATACGGCTTCTCAAATATCGAATCGCTCATGCCCGAGTGCTCGATTGCCGCAAGGGTAAAAGACGAGGACGATGAGCCTATGTTCCTCGGCTTCCCCCGCTGCAAGGTGGAAGAGATCAATAGCACCGAGATCGAGAACGGCGGCGAAGAGGTGGCAGAGGTTGAGATGAAACTCTCCTATATGCCCGACGACGCCGGCATCGGAGAGTACCAGGCACTCGCCAGCGAGCTGACGGGCACAGTCCTGACAGAGGATAACTGGATGACCAGCTTCAGCAGCGAAGCTGCGCAGGCATCGGCATAAAAGGAGGTGGCGGTAGTGGCTATATATAAAATCACCATGGGGGACGGAAGCCAGGAAAACGTAACGCTGGGCATGGGGGCACTCGCAGAGCTATCCAGGAGACATCCGGAGATATACAAGCGCTACCGCTCTCTTTATAAGCAGATGAACGGCGGAGAAGTCGACGAACTCAGCGCAGCAGAGTTTATATATATCGGCTACCGCGCCGCAAACGTGATGCGCGACGAATGCCTGGAACTCGCAGAATTCCTGGACAAGATGACGGACGACAGAGAAGAGATCTGGAACACGTTCGGCCGGCTGTTTGGAATGCAGGAAAAAAAACAGGCTTCCGCGACGCCTTCCGCAAGGCCACGAGGGAAAAACAGAAGACAGCGGTAAAGGTTCCGGATTTTCCGCTCGAATCAATTGCGGACTACTACACGTATTACGTCCTCATAATCGGCATCTCAGAAACAACATTCTGGGAGTCAGATGAGGCATTCTTAGAGGCGGCGGCTGCGGATAAAACAGCATACGACAGCTGGCTGGCATACGCGCAGAGGAAGGAGGCGGAAGCACGTGGCAAACGCTAAAAACGAAGCGAAAATAAAATTTACTGCGGCAACGCAGGAATTTGAAAGCGCCATAAAGTCTGCAAAATCGGAGCTGTCCACTCTGCGCGCTGAGATGAAGCTGGCAGAGGCGACTTTTAAAAATACCGGCAATTCAGCCGAGTACATGGAGTCCAGGGTCAAGATCCTCGAGGCACAACTGCAGGCAAATGCGGAAAAGCAGGAAGCGCTGACGCAGAAGATGGAAGCGGCAAAAGCCATTTATGGAGAAGGCACTGAAGAGGTCGCAAAGCTGGAGAGGGCCCTGATAGATGCGCAGACAGAGGAGCAGAAACTGACCGGAGAGCTCCAGCGGTGTACCAGAGAGGTCAACGAGCAGACCGCAGCCGAGGAAAAGGTCAGGACTCCGCTGGAGCAGCTCAACAGCACAATTGCAGAGCAGAGGTCCGAGCTCGAGCAGCTGAAGACGCAGTATAAAAACGTCGCGCTGGAATCTGGGAGCGAATCCACTGAGGCCCAGGAGCTGAAGGCGAAGATCGACCAGCTGAACAGCGAACTGGGCGAAAACGAGGCAAAGCTGAAAGAAGTCGACGCGGCCCTTGACGATACAGGAAGCAGTGCGGAGTCAGCTGCGAATGGCGGATGGACCGTATTCAAGGGTGTAGTAAGTGACCTCGCGAGCAACGCGATCCAGCAGGGTATCGACAAAATCAAAGAG